GGGGACCTTGGGGACCTGTAGGACCAGTAACTCCAGGAGAACCCTGAGATCCTTGAGGACCTTGGGGACCTGTAGGACCAGTAACTCCGGGAGATCCCTGTGGACCTTGATTTCCCTGAGGTCCTGTGGGTCCAGTAACTCCTGGTGAACCCTGAGATCCTTGGGGTCCCTGAGGCCCTGTAGGGCCTGTAACACCGGGTGAACCTTGAGAACCGCCTCCGGTTATATAAACATCTGCAACTATTCCTGTGGCAGATGCGGTAACGCCTGGACCATGTACATTTATAGAGCCAAATAACCCAAGTGTGGCGCCGGCATTTAATACAAAAATACCAGACATTCCAGCACCATTAGTGCCTGCTGGACCGGTAACTCCAGGTGAACCCTGAAGTCCCTGAGGTCCTTGAGGACCTGTAGGCCCCGTAACTCCAGGTGAACCCTGTAAACCTTGATTTCCTTGAGGACCTGTTGGACCTGTAACTCCCGGCGAACCCTGCAATCCCTGTGATCCTTGAGGGCCTGTAGGGCCGGTAACACCAGGTGAACCTTGCGATCCCTGAGGGCCTTGGGGACCTGTAGGACCTGTAACTCCAGGTGAACCCTGTGATCCCTGATTTCCTTGAGGTCCTGTAGGACCCGTAACGCCGGGAGAGCCCTGCGATCCTTGGGATCCCTGAGGACCCGTGGGACCAGCAACACCAGGTGAACCTTGTGGACCTTGAAATCCTTGTGGGCCTGTAGGGCCTGTAACTCCCGGCGAACCCTGTAATCCTTGAGGCCCCTGAGGACCTGTAGGGCCAGTAACTCCCGGAGAACCCTGAATTCCTTGTGGTCCACCAGCAGGTCCAGTTGGTCCTTGTGGGCCAGTAACACCAGGAGACCCCTGAAGACCGCCACCAACAATATAAATATCGGCTATAGTTCCAGTTGCAGAAACAGTAGCAGATCCATGAACATTTAAACCGTTAAATAGTCCAAGAGTAACTCCATTATTAGATACGGAAATGCCAGAGCCTATGCTTCCGCCTCCCGCTCCTGTTTGTACTCCTTTTATTTGTGAACTATTAACCTTTGACATTTATTTATCTTTATTTATATATCATCTAATTTTGTATATAATAATCAGCGGTGATAACATCTACTGGTGATGGGGTTACAGTTGGTGCAACAGTCATTACCACAGAATCATATCCGGTTCCAACTCCTCCTGATTCAAAAATATAATAATCATCTAAATATACCTGCTTAACTCCGTTTTTATATACAATGATCTTATATGTTCCATTTTGTATAAACTTGCCCGATGGAATAGTAAAAATAGTATTTACGCCATCAACATTTCCGACTAATTGAATATCTTCCATTCTTAACACTGCCATTTGCGAAGATGTGACCTTAGTGCCTATAGACACTCCGTTTTGTGTAAGAAAATTTAATTGATCGTTATTAAATTGCAATAAATCAATATCACTATAGACAACTGTGATTTCTTTGGCCAATAATTTATGTAAGAGCTCTCCTTTTAATAGCGAGGCCCGTATATCACTTTCAGAAACTCCAGGAATTGCTAATAAATCTCTTTGCATACCCACCGGAATTGGATATTGAAAAATTCTAACTTCTTTATTTGAATTGGTAATAATATTTTGAACAATAAATGAAGTATTTTGTTTTAGAAATGGAGCAAAACTATTATTTGACATTAGTTATTCCTCCTTTTTCTTTTCTACTTCTTTATTTTCCTCTTTATTTTCATTATCTTGTTTTTCACCCTTTACTTCATCAAGAATTTGGTCTTCTATTGTAATTGAAATGTTTCTTTTAACAAATTTATTATCTTTGGTTGCCTTAACATTTCCAAATAATTTTTCCATTAAGGAGTCTTGCTGCTCTTGTTTTGGCAAATTAATATTAAATGGAGCTGCTACATTTTGCATGGGCGGCTGTAATGTATTGGTTTTTGATATGTAATGTGATTGAAAATTTTGGTCTTGCATTAAATTCTCGTCTTTCTTTATGATTGCTTGCCTTAATTCTTCGTGGCTCATTTTTTCAATATCTTCTGGCTTTAAACGATATCTAACATCTAATAGCTCCTGAAGATAATCAAGTTGCGGCTTTCCATAGTCCCCGTCTTTTTGTTCTAATCTTAATGTTCTGTCAAGAGAGGCACATAATACTCTTGAATAGCTGTCTAACCATGCAGGATGACCGACATATTGATCTCTAATTGAATCGGCCGCTGTTTTTAATTTGAAAAATGTTCTAATTTGTTCAGATGCCTCTTTAGATACAAATGGTTCGCTGCGATGATAATATTGCAGATTTCTCCTTGGATTAAAATAGGCATCTTGATCCACACGACGAGAATCAAATGCCACCTTTTTAATGGGATGCATCTTAAGAACAGCATTTACTCTTACGGGCAAAGAGTTGTCATCTTCCTTATGTATTTCTGCTAAAATTTGAAAAGCATCTAGAAAATCGAACAAAATAGCCTCTTATATAAACATATAACTTCTATAAGATACCAAAAAAACGATAGTTATAGAAGGTGAGTAAAGTTTATATTAATGGTCTTAAATTAATATTTTTGTATTATTATGTGTTAAAAAAAGTCCTATATAATTATTTATTGTGTCTTGCTGGAATTAAAGAAAATTTAATTCAAAAACACCCGTCATTTAAAACCAAAATAGAAGAATTATCAAAAAAAGATCCCTCTGGCAGAAATAAATATCTTCCATATATGGTTAAAATTTTAGTTTCTGGTCAGGCATTAGAAAATGAAATAATCGATGTAATTAAGCTTTTTAACAAGTATCAGCACAAATTAACCCAAAAAGACATTTACCAATATCATAATTTTACAGAATTACGAGATTTATTATTTGAAATTGATAGAGATAAAAATAAGTCCAAACGCCAGGAAAAGTTAGAGATCAAGACAGAAGGTGGAAGAAAGATATATGAAGATGACCAATGTGTAGTTATCTATGTAAAAGATAAGGCGGCCTCTTGTTTCTACGGTAGTGGTACAAAGTGGTGTATCACTATGAACAATTATGACTACTTTGAAGATTACCAAAGCGAGAATATTATTTTTTATTTCGTTTTAAGAAAGGATTTAGATAAAGAAGATAGCAATTATAAGGTCGCCGTTGTGGTTTATAGAAATGATAAAAATAAAATTATCAGAAAAGAATATTTCGACGCGTTAGATGTTCAAAGTAGCACTCCCGAATATCTTAATGATTTAACAAAATTATCATCAATATTAGCAATTATTGATCTTGATGCGGCAAAAGTAGAGAAAACATTTTTAAGCAGATTAGTAAAAGATGAGGCTTCAGAAAAAGAAATCATTGATAACTGGAATAAACTATCAGATGGTGTGCAAGGTCGAATTGCAGGATTAAGTAAAAATTCAGCGGCACTAAATTATATTATAGAAAATTCTGCATATTATGATGATATTTTATATGCTATTATGGGCAATGAAAATCTAACAATTAGTAATTTTGAAAAATTGTATGAAAAATTTCCAGATAAAAATAAATTATTTCATACTGTTATAGCTCATGATAAATCTAAAGAACTATTGCAATATATATTAGATAACAAAATTGAAGAAAAATACATTATCCAACATATGGTTTATATCTTTTTAGATTCAGGAATAAATATAGATAAATTATTTCAATTTAAAAAAATACTACCTATAATTGCTATATATGCGTCCGATAAAGAAGTAATTAAAAAATTATTAAATACCAATGATAAACATGTATTAGAGGCATTGTCGAGAAATAATGCAAGCGATCCAGAAACATTATCTTCTATATATAATGAAAATAAAAACAGTAAAATAATTGATTTATTGGCAAGAAGAGATGATGCCCCTCCAGATATTTTATTAGATATTTTTAATCATCATAATAATCCACAAATAACAAAATTGCTAGCGAGAAATTCATCAACCCCTCCAAATATTTTATTAGAAATATCAAAGTTAAGAGAAGAAAATACTAATTCTCTTAATTATATATTTTATAACTTGGCCGAAAATAAAAATACACCAGAAGAGGCATTGTGGAATATCGCTGATGCTCAAGGAGTCGGCTATTATATATTAAGGGCTAATCACAATAATATATCAGAAAGAATAATTAGAAAAATATATAATAGTGAAGGTTCATTGAGAATCAAAGAATATATCTCTAGGAATTTAAAATATCTTCCAGTTCCACAAGACATAATATCTGATTTACTAAAAGAAGATGTGTTTAGAGAACGCATTGTAAGCACAAATTTCCCCTTAACAAAAGAAAATTATGATTATTTAATAAATTTAAACTCTATGCCGACTATTCGTCAATTATTAGTGCATAATAAATATATTCCATCAGAAATACTTAATAAATTAGTAAATAAATATAAAAATTTAGATTCACTTATAGCCTCTCATAATAATATCACAGATGAAATTGCTGAAAAACTTTTTAAAGATAAAGAAAATTTATATTTTTTATCTAAAAACCAAAATGTATCGCCGCAAATACTAGAAAAAATATATAATAAAATTGATATTAAAGATAATAATATATTGTATTATTTAGCAAAAAATCCTAGAACACCATTAACCATTTTAAATCAAATAACATCAGATGTCATTAATGATAAAATTATTGATCTTACTGTAGCTACTGCGTTAGGAGAAAATTCATCAACTTCACTAGAAATATTAAAAAAATTGCACATAAAATATCCGACAGATTACTGGATAAATCAAGCAATACGAGAAAAGGAAACATCTTCTACAAAAAATTCATCAATTAAAATTAGAAATAGAAAGATTGCAATAACTAAATTAACAATATCTAATTTTAGGGCATAATATTATGAAGCATGCCATTTCCCTATCTAACATATTTTATAGGGCATCTATTCTAAAATTAGCCAGCAGAATTTCGGATCTTAAAAACAAATATCCGGAGTACGCTGACAAAATAGATATATTGGCTCGTAGGGATCCTTCCGGCAATCATAAATATCTCTCTTATGCTGTTAAAACATTAGTGTCGGGGAAGGCTCTTGAAAACGAAATAGCAGATGTCGTTGAGCTTTTTCATAAATACCAACATAAACTTGATAATAAGGACATTAATTCATATAAGAACTTTACAGAGCTAAGAGATATTTTATTTGACATAGACGCTGAAAAGGGAAAATCAAGGCGCCAGGAAAAATTAGAGATCAAGACAGAAGGTGGAAGAAAGATATATGAGGACGATCAGTGTGTTGTCATCTATGTAAAAGATAAGGCGGCTTCTTGTTTTTATGGCAGTGGTACAAAGTGGTGTATCACTATGGAAAATCATGACTACTTTAAACATTATCAAGATGAAAACATTATTTTTTATTTTATTTTAAGAAAAGATTTAAGTCAAGAATACAATAACTATAAGGTTGCCGTTGTAGTTTATAGGGATGAAAAAAACAAAATAAATAAAATAGAATACTTTGATGCAATGGACACTCGATCAGAAACACCAAGATATACTAAAGATCTGACTAATTGGGAAACAACTCTAAACCTAATAACTAAAGATGCCGAAAGTATTCCCAAAACTATAGGCGCCAAAATTAAAAATAATGAAGCTACAGAAGAAGAGCTATTGGCAGAAATAGAAAAAGGAAACTATTTAAATACTATAGCTACATTTACAAATAATCCAAAAATAATGGAGAAAATATTAAATCATCCAAGAACAAATTGGAGCATTTTATACGGTTTAGGAACTAATCGTAATTTACCTCCAGAAATGTTTGAAAAGATCTTAAATCATCCGAAAACAAATGATTATGTTTTATCTTATTTAGCAAAAAAACCAAATCTACCACCAGAGATGTTTGAAAAGATATTAAATCATCCGAAAACAAATGATTATAGTGTTTTATCTTATTTAGCAAAAAAACCAAATCTACCACCAGAGATGTTTGAAAAGATATTAAATCATCCGAAAACAAATGATTATGTTTTATCTTCTTTAGCAAAAAAACCAAATCTACCACCAGAGATGTTTGAAAAGATATTAAATCATCCGAAAACAAATGATTATGTTTTATCTTCTTTAGCAAAAAAACCAAATCTACCACCAGAGATGTTTGAAAAGATATTAAATCATCCAAAAGTAAATTGGTTTGCTTTAGATGCTATATCGGCACATAAAAATCTGCCGCCAGAACTATTTGAAAAAATATTAAACCATCCGGCGGCAAATGATCACACAAAAAAATTAATCGAATTACAAAAAATCAACAAAACCAAAGAGGCATCTATAAATTCATTAAGAGTACTAAGAAGAAAGTTTTCTATTAATAAATAATAATTCTAAACTAAATTAGGAAATGCCTTTATAAACTCAATAACGGCCTTTCGATATTTAGCCGGACGAGCATCTTTCAATGTATCAAAAAAATTATTATTTGCGGCCTTATAAATTCTATCCAGCAATATTTTTTTCATATTCCAACTATTTTTATTTTTAAAATATTCATTATTGTTTAAATTCTTGTCTAAATCATTTATATCAATCAAATGAATATATGCCTTTAAAGCATCCTTATGTAATTTCGACGGAAGATTATTTAATAGTCTTCTAAATTCATCTACAGCATCGGTTAAATTAGTATAAAACTCTATATCCCTCAATCTATGCTCTAACCTATCATTGGATTTTTGATCTTGTAATTTAAGGCCGTGTATATCGTGTTCTTTTTCTCTTATTTTAACAGGAGGTAATCCAAACTCCAGTTCTGTTTGTTTATATTCCATTGCAAATGTCTGGATTACATGTTGAAGTTCATGTCGAGCGGTTTGCTTAACTCCCTCAAGATCTCTTTGTATTTGATGGACTGACGGCATTGCTCCTTCTTTATCCCAATCTGTCAGATCTTTAAAAACATATAAATTACCGCCTAAAATATCAGTATTATTTCTTTCATCCCAACTATTTCTTGCATCCCATAGCCCCCTCCATTTTTCTTCTTTATATATACTCTTGGCCGTATCTCTATCATAAATAAATACTGCCTTAAAATCAATACTATTTACATTGCTATTACCTATAATATATTGAGCCGGAACCTTAATAATTTGCTCGATATTGTATTCTGGTTTTATATGCCTCATTAATTCGATTTTTATTTTCTTTATTTCCTTAAAATCGTAATCATCAAAGGCCTCAAAATTATTAACAAAATACTTAAAATTTGTTAAGACCTCAAATATTCCCTCTCTGTTATTTTTTATGTATTCTTTAACTTCATATCTATCTATATTTTTTAAAAGGTCCGTAGAAACCTGATAACCCTGATAATTAATATAAAGTCTAAAATTATACTTCTGATCGGCATGACCATAAATAAATATTTGTAGCGTTGGTGGTTTTCTTACCCAATCATAAACTCCAGCCCGTCCTGTTTTTGGATCGTTTTCTTCTTCTGCAAAATAACTAATATTCAAATCAAATGCAGTTCCGACCTCTGGTAAAATATCATTTATATTTTGAGATCCTGAACTTACAATTTTCATTAAACTTTTATAATTATTGCTTTCTAAAATCTTGTTTATTGTGTTTTTTACATCATTTCTATTATTGAAATGATATTGCATTTTATCTAATGAAGAATAAACAACCTTACAATAAGCGCTGGCAGCCCAATCCTGAACTTCCTTTAATGTTTGTTCTGGCACTTTCAGCAATCCGGCAAACTTCTGGCGCATACAAAAATACATAAATAACGAGAGATTTTTACAGGATTATTTAATCTTGATGCAGGAAGTAAGCGGATATATAAGACATTGATGGTAAAAAAGACATTAAATATAACTCATCCTCACCTACTAAAAGAATGGTGCTATGATAAAAATAAAATAACACCAAACCAAATTACACGCGGATCTGGGCAAAAGGCATGGTGGAAATGTAGCAAATGTAATGAAATCTATGAACAAAGAATAAGCAATAAAGCAATTTATCATCAAAAATGTCCATACTGTTGCAATAAAAAAATAAACAAGAAGAATAGCCTTAAGACAAAATATCCCAAAATAGCAAAACAATGGGATTTTAAAAAGAACAAACAAACTCCTGATAAAATCGCCCCAAGAAGTAAGAAAAAATTTTGGTGGATATGTAATAAGTGCAAAAAATCATATCATCAGCCCATAGCAAACAAGACGGCAAAAAATTGTGGCTGCCCATATTGCGGAAAAAGAAAAATATCAAAAGAAACATCATTACAATATAAATATAAAAAACTGTCTGCTTCTTGGTCAAAAAAGAATAAAAAGAAATCATATGAAGTTTTTCCAAACTCTCATAAAAAAGGAATTTGGTCCTGTCCATCCTGTAAGGTGGAATTTATTATGAGAATTAGTGATGCGGTAAAAAGATTTGAAAAAGGAATTACCAACTGTCAATCCTGCTCTCCTTCTGGAATTTCTCATTTGGAAAAAATGTGGTTAAATAGTTTAGGAATTCCAGATACACCGCAAACTCGTTCGGTTAGAATAGAAGCAAATGGCAAGACATATAGGGCCGATGGATTTGACCCGCTAACTAATACAATATATGAATTTAATGGAGATTTTTGGCACGGAAATCCAAATAAATATAATCCAAAAGACATTAATAAGGTAAAGAAAATTACCTTTGGAGAGCTTTATAGAAAAACATTAGAAAAAGAAGCTAATTTAAAATCCGCTGGTTTTAAATTAATAAATATATGGGAAGATGATTTCGTCAAAAATATGAATAATATCTAATTTTAGGGCATAATATTATGAAGCATGCCATTTCCCTATCTAACATATTTTATAGGGTATCTATTCTAAAATTAGCCAGCAGAATTTCGGATCTTAAAAACAAATATCCGGAGTACGCCGACAAAATAGATATGTTGGCTCGTAGGGATCCTTCCGGCAATCATAAATATCTGCCTTATGCGGTTAAAACATTAGTGTCGGGGAAGGCTCTTGAAAATGAAATAGCAGATGTCGTTGATCTTTTTCATAAATACCAACATAAACTTGATAATAAGGACATTAATTCATATAAGAACTTTACAGAACTGAGGGACACCTTATTCGAAATTGATAGAGATAAAAATAAGTCCAAACGCCAGGAAAAATTAGAAATTAAAACAGAGGGAGGAAGAAAAATTTATGAGGACAATCAGTGTGTGGTCATCTATGTAAAAGATAAGGCAGCCTCTTGTTTCTACGGTAGTGGTACAAAGTGGTGCATTACTATGGAAAATCATGACTACTTTGAAGATTATCAAAGCGAGAATATTATTTTTTATTTTATTTTAAGAAAGGATTTAGATAAAGAAAACAGCAATTATAAAGTTGCCGTTGTAGTTTATAGAGATGATAAAAATAAAATAAAAAAAATAGAATACTTTGATGCAATGGACGCTCAATCGGAAACACCAAGATATACTAAAGATCTGACTAATTGGGAGAAAATCCTAACTCTAATCACTCAAGATGCTGAAAACATTCCTAAACCTGTCGGTGCTAAAATTAAAAATAATGAAGCTACAGAAGAAGAACTATTAGCTGAAATAGAAAAAGGAAATTATCTAAACCATATAGCTTTATTTACAAGTAATCCAAAAATAATGAAAAAAATATTCAATCATCCAAAAATAGATAGGATAATATTAGTGAGTTTAGCTCGCAATGAAAATTTGCCTCCAGAAATGTTTGAAAAGATCTTAAATCATCCAAAAACAGATTATAGTGTTTTACTTAATTTAGCAAAAAATCCAAATCTACCACCAGAGATGTTTGAAAAGATATTAAATCATCCGAAAACAAATGATTATGTTTTATTTTCTTTAGCAAAAAAACCAAATCTACCACCAGAGATGTTTGAAAAGATCTTAAATCATCCAAAAACAGATTATATAACTTTAGAAATTCTAGCCAACAATAAAAACCTATCTTCAGAAATGTTTGAGAGGATATTAAATCATCCGAAAGTAAATTGGTTTGCTTTAGATGCTATGGCGGTACACAAAAATCTGCCGCCAGAACTATTTGAAAAAATATTAAACCATCCGGCGGCAAATGATCGTACAAAAAAAATAATTAAAGAAAGAATACAAGAGCTTAATAAAGAAAAAACAGCATCTATAAAATTAAGAGGATTACTAAACAAATTTTATAAGATATCTATTCTAAAATTAGCCAGCAGAATTTCGGATCTTAAAAACAAATATCCGGAGTACGCCGACAAAATAGACATGTTAGCTCGTAGGGATCCATCCGGCAATCATAAATATCTCTCTTATGCTGTTAAGGTATTAGTATCAGGAAAAGCTCTTGAAAATGAAATAGCAGATGTCGTTGAGCTCTTTCATAAATACCAACATAAACTTGATAATAAGGACATTAATTCATATAAGAACTTTACAGAGTTGATGGACATCTTATTTGACATAGACGCTGAAAAAGGAAAATCAAAGCGCCGGGAAAAGTTAGAAATTAAAACAGAGGGTGGAAGAAAAATTTATGAGGATGACCAATGTGTTGTCATCTATGTAAAAGATAAGGCAGCTTCTTGTTTTTATGGATCGGGAACAAAGTGGTGCATTACTATGGAAAATCATTACTACTTTGAAGATTACCAAAGCGAGAATTTTATTTTTTATTTCGTTTTAAGAAAGGATTTAGATAAAGAAAACAGCAATTATAAGGTCGCCCTTATAGTTCATAGAGATGAAAAAAACAAAATAAAGAAAATAGAGTATTTTGATGCAATGGACACTCGATCAGAAGCGCCAAGATATACTAAAGATCTGACTAATTGGGAGAAAATCCTAACTCTAATCACTCAAGATGCTGAAAGTATTTCCAAAACTATAGGCGCCAAAATTAAAAATAATGAAGCTACAGAAGAAGAAAAATTGGAAGAAATAGAAAAAGGAAATTATTTAAATACTATAGCTACATTTACAAATAATCCAAAAATAATGAAAAAAATATTCAATCATCCAAAAACAGATAGTGCTGTTTTAGAACGTTTGGTTTATAATGAAAATTTACCTCCAGAAATGTTTGAGAAAATATTAAATCATCCAAAAACAGATAGTGCTGTTTTAGAACGTTTGGCTTGTAATGAAAATTTACCGCCAGAAATGTTTGAAAAGATATTAAATCATCCGAAAGTAAATAGTAATGTCTTGGAAAATTTAGCTGTCAATGAAAAATTGCCTTCAGAAATGTTTGAGAAAATATTAAATCATCCAAAAATAAATAATGTGGCTCTATATTATATTTCAAAAGACCCATATCTACCGCCAGAACTATTTGAAAAGATATTCAATCATCCAGAAGTAGATAATAATGTCTTGGAAAGTTTAGTTGTCAATGAAAAATTGCCTCCAGAGATGTTTGAGAAAATATTAAATCATCCAAAAATAAATAATATAGCTCTATATTATATTTCAAAAGACCCAAATCTACCGCCAGAACTATTTGAAAAAATATTAAATTATCCAAGTACAGATTCGAACATTTTATACGGTTTAACAATTAATCGTAATTTACCGCCAGAAATGTTCGAGAAAATATTAAACCATCCAGAAGCAAATAGCTCTACTTTATATACTTTAACGCAAAATACAAACCTACCGCCAGAACTATTTGAAAAAATATTAAACCATCCGGCAGCAGATGATCGTACAAAAAAAATAATTAAAGAAAGAATACAAGAACTTAATAAAGAAAAAATAGCATCTATAAAATTAAGAACATTAAACAGAAAATTAAAACTATTTTCTCTTTAATAATATAATTGGTTCGTATTTATGACTGCCATCCTTATTATTAAAGGAGGTATTGCGAGTTAGCTGAATTTGATACATGTCGATTATCTCATAACCCTTCTCTCTAATGACATTAACCATATCATCTTTAATGGAAAAATTATCTACCTTATCTTTAATATTAATGGCAAAGATACCGTCAGGAGCTAACATATAATCAATATTATCAACTACCTTACGCCACCATTCATTAATAAAATCCACATAACTACGACTATAATAACACTGACTTTCTTCTTCCACATATCTCTCTAAATTATAATATGGTGGACTAGAAAAAGCAAATTTAATTTTATCCTTATATTGCTCATCTATAAATTCTTCGGCACCACAACATCGCAAATCAACATCTTGCTTAAACATAGGAATATTATCTTTAAAAAATTGAAAAATATTAACATTACTTTCAAATGATTTTCTAAAAGGATCTACTCCAACATATTTAATATTATGAGGTAGTGATAATGCTCCTAATAATCTCTGACCAAAGCCCATAGAATAATCATAAATTATATCTCCTTCTTGAGTATATTTGGAGTATAAAAATTTAGCAATAGAGGGGAAGAAGATGCTTGCCCTATATACACGATAAGAATTAAATAATCCCTGTTTGATCATATTGCCATTCATATTTTTATTTTTGCTCAATCTTTCATTAATTACTCTCAACAAAATATCATCTCTATGAAATCCTTCGATCATTGATGGTTTTTGAGTTAATGAATTGTTAGTTAATGATGATTTTGCCTCATAGAAATGAGGAGCAAAATGTTTAAATATACTAATCCCACTATAATTATTTAAATTTAAAATATTATCTTTATTAATTTTTTTAATATCTATGTTTTTTAGATATATAAAGTCTTTCAGCAACTCATCTTTTGATAAATTAGAATAGGGAAAACCGTTATTTCTATAAAAATCAAAAACGATTTTAGCCGCATCATTTTTTTGTTCTTCAGTCATATTTATAAGATTGTCTGATGTTAATAACATATTTTGATATGGTACAATATAGGTGGTGCCATAATTTTTAATATTAGTATACTTATCTTTTACTTTTTCTATCTTGTTTTGTCGTTTTAATTTATTTTTATCAAAGTTATTTTTTAATTCTAAAAATCGTAAATACTTCTTATATATCCTATTAATATAAAAATTACTATTATCATATAAATGATGGACAACAATATCTATTTGATTTAAATCTTTAATTTTAAGACTGGATAAATTTTTCTTTTCATTTTTTATTTTAATTTCTGAATTTATATTTAAAGTATCAGAAAAATATTTAGCAATACCGTTAATTATATTAGTGTTTGATGTTATTCCAAGATGCGAGCCTCCACCCATCAATAAAAAGAACCCATCTCCATCATAACAACCTCTAATGAAATGTCGTTTTAAATCCTCTCTAATGAAATTGGGAAAATTTAAAATTAATTTCTTTTTTTCTGCTTTTCCCATATTTATTAAACAATCATATATTTTTGAAGAATAAATTCTAATATAAGAATATACATACCGACCCTTATTTTTAGTCTCTTTAACTCTATTTTCTTTAAAAATTAAAGATGATAATTTTTCTAAAATATTTTTATCAGAATTTCTTAACAAAACTCTTATTGACTTATCTTTGGCGTTTAAATATCCATTAGAATATATTAGTCCCAAAAAATAAGCTTTTTCTTCATTATTAATTTTTTCAAAAAAAGTTTCATCTATATGATATTTCCTATTATTTTCTGAGGCCGTTCTTATTACAACTCCATTTTTTTTAAGTTTTCTGCATATAGAGGAGCTATCTATTCCGATAATTTCCGCTATTTTTTCCGAAGACATTCCAGATTCATATTTTTCTTTCATAAAATTAAATAAATCTTCATTAATAACGGTTCTTTGATTTTTAACAATTCCAGATTTTTTAACTATTCTTCCAACACTACCGCTATGTAAATCAAACTTGACACCAATTTCAGAAGGAGATAATCCATCTTGATACATTTTAATAATTTGCCGTCTCACTTCTTCTGTAATTTTTTTCATTCCCCCTCCTACCTTTCTCGAATGAACTTGATTATTTTGGGTTTTTAGGCCAAATGGTTGTCAAAATACATATATCAGTAATCAGAAAAAATTTGACAGTTTTTTCGAGACATGCAAGCGAACCCAAAAATAAAAAGGGCCAATCTTTCGATTGGCCCTTTAAATACTAACCAGTATAAACTGGCTATTTTTAGCCTAAATCATGTACCAATTAGTACTGACTTGTTGCCTGAAGCAACGCCACGTGGGTTGAGAATACCGATACCGATAATCTCGTTGACAACCCAACCTAATTTTAACTGTTTTGGTTCGTCTGCTGGCAAAACTTCAATGTCTTGTCTGACGGGCATTACGCCTACGAACTCTGGGTCTGCACAACCATAAACAGTACCAGGCGGAACGATTTTGCTGACAAGAATGTCTGCACCCCAGATGTGGGCATAAAGACCAGTCTGGAGAATTTCGCGCTGGGTTACTGGGTCGATTTCACCACCACCAACGCCCTGACCACCGCCGGTTGCCCAGAGGAGAATGTCATTGAACTCGTTGATGTTCATGAAAAACTTGGTTGTTACGAGGTCCCAACGATCGACTTGCTTTTTGATAGCAGCGAGATCGCGCTTGAGCATACCTGCATCGGCGATATCCTGACGAACGTTTTCGACTGTTGAAGCTGCGTCAATGGCTGCGAAAACGTTTGCGTCTTCCTGAGCCATAATTTCTTGACGGGCTTTCTGAACTGCACGGTCGATAACGTTGAAACGACGACGCTTAACTTCTGCGATACGAACTGTGGGGTTTGAGAAGAGCTCAAACTCTGGAACAGTTACGCGATCACCGAAAACGCGTGATTCTGGGCCGGTACCGTTGCTTGAAACAACGACAGCGGCAACATCGATATCACGATCGTAGACCGCAAGTGCACCCTGGGGTATTGGATCTACGCAAACTGCTCTACGAGCAATTCCGTGATAGTCTAAGTTTTTACGACATTTGTTATGGATTCTATCTATCCAACCAAATCATTTCTGTTTGGTTCTTTACTTTTCAATAAAGGTCAGACTTTATCATCTTCGTTATCATTTACGAAGTTTAGCATTAAGTCGTTGAGGGTTCTGGCATTATCTTATACTTCATACAATCTACAACATGCTCTCGAATTATATTAGATAATTTTTGAGTATTTTCTTTATTTAGCGTTAATTGAAAATATTGTTTATCCTTATATTTAAAACCCATTACCTTGGATCTTAAATCAAAACATCTTTTCAAATACGCCTGTAGTTTGTAGTTCTCTTCTTCTGTAAAGCCCATTGAAGCGATTCTCATATTTACATTCATATTTAGATTGCCGTCATCCATTATCCATACTGCTAGGGATAAGGGAGTTAAATACATATCTAAATTATCAGGAACAATTTTTTTTCTATTTTCATCGTAGAACATTTTAGCAAACATATTAAAATCTTGATGACAGATTGTGGTTGTTTGCAGCATTATTGAGTTTTTCCTCTTATCAATTGATTTACGATAACCATTGATAAAGGGATCCATCATTGCTATCTTCCAGTGAAAATATTGCTCCTGCGCTTCACATTGAGCTATTGAAAGTTTAAAATTGCTATTCTTTCCGTCCCTATATAAACATCCATCTCCTAATAAGGTTCCGACTAAAAACTGTCTTTGGATACTATTAATAGGTGTTTGTCTTAAGATATCATATTTTCTTAAACTACATTCAACTTCTATATTATTGGCTTTTAATATCCTTGAAATAGCCGGAGGTGATATTTCATACCATTTGGCGATTTCTAATATTGTCTGATGTTGATTGTATCTGTATATGATATCCTGAATTTGGTTAGGAGTTAAATCTGACACATAATTTCTGTGCCACTTAACTTTTTGCTTTTTTAAGATTTGCCTAATGGTCTCATAACTTACATTGGATTTTTCAGCAATTTCTCTTATAGTTAAACCAGATTCATATAGTTTAGCAATTTCACTTTCTTTCATTTGCCAGCCTTCCCTGCTGATTGTCTATATCATCCTTATTCTGTTACATTCGACTGTATTTAAATTATCTGCGGTGATTAATTTGTAGAGTGTCGAAGTGATAAGGCTTTTAGAGTTTCCAGCATATAGCTAAATTTATACCCCACTCGTAATTCAGTTAATGGGGTTGGCCATTGCTTGTGCTAAAGCAATTTTGCCTTCTTGTGTCATAAGAGCTTGCGAAATAAGCTCATCACGACGGCTATCCGAAACGGGGCCTGCGAGACCGACGTTTGATGGAACGTTTTCTTCGAGAACTGCAGCGATTTTTGCAATCGACTGAAGTGCCTCTTTTACACTTCCGGCGTTTAATTCGCCCTTACCATTGAACATATTCATTTTTCACCTAATTGTTTAAAGTTGCCAGTTTCCCAGCACAGGTATGAAATATACCTAAAATAATGTGATAATATTACCAATTTGATTAAAAAAGAAAAGGGCCCGTAAAAACGAGCCCAAATCTTTGTATATAAAATCTGGAATAAACCAGACAATATATCAGCTTTGTGCGACACCCATCCAGTAAATAACGGCCATATAGAAGGCGCGTTGTGAGAGCGACTGAACTGGCGATGATGGCGAGTTAAGTGCTGACACGAGTGAGTTCGGTGTGGTTACGAGCGATCCCTTTGTTGCGAACTCGACGAAACGAGCAACAACTGGGGCGCCTGAAACTTGCTGACCCGATGAGGCAGGTGTTAATAGACCGGCCGATGTGAACGAAAGTGTGTTGGCTGACTGAAGAGCCGAGTTACCAACAACGAGACCGGTGTTAGCGGTTGTGTCAACTGCATCGAGAGTTACGCCATAAAGACCTGGTTTATCCCAGAGGGTAACTTTGCCTGAACCGGCCATTGTTGATGGACCGATAACTGTGCCTGATGCTGTGGTTACCTGACCTGCAGTGCCACCTACGAGTGTTCCGAAGAGGGTACCGTAGTTAGCAGTACCTTCGTCTGCGAGGAACCAGGGCTTTGCTGTCTGGGCGTTAGCAAGACCAACAACTGGACGAACCTTGTTTGTGGTACCTGCATAACCGTCGAAGACATCGTATGCGCCGAGATCAACGCTGCCTGATGGATATTGCGGGGTGACTACGCTGTTAAGAAATACAACTTCTCCGCCTTTTAACGAAAGGTTGTCATAACCGTCGAACTGGCCAAGGGGAGGTGAGCCAGGATTTAATATTACTAGAGCCATTTTTTACCTATAAATTATAAACTTACATCAGAAACTTACAATAAAGTTTTCTAATTATATATTGTAATATTGATTATTTTAAATATAATTAATTATTATGGTCGTATTTATTTTAAACACGACGGACAGTCTTCATAAGGATACCAGGGAGCTAATTTGGTTCCGCATCCTTTACATTTTGAGACTTCCATTGGCCCATCGGTTTTAACTTCCTCGCCAACATCACATTTAGGACAATATATCTCATCCTTAACATCTAATAGTTTACCGCCACAATCCTCACAGGTTTCAAATTCATTTAGTTCTGGATAATTTTTCTTGTTATCCTCTGAATGAAGTTTCTTAACCCTTTCAAATTCATGTGTTGGCAGTAATGGCAAATCATAGGAATGGTCATATCCGCAAAGAGAGCACTGTTCATAGTCATCAAATTTTTCAAACTCCTTACCGGGAGCATCGCCATCTAATTCGTGAGCTAAGGAAGTAATGCATGCGTCGGCCAGCACTCTTAAATTATCTAAATCTCTATTATCCATGTCATTGGCAACTCTAACAAGTTCCATTAACAAATCCTTATGGGCATACTTATAATTTGTAAGCTTACCATCTGTTGGCTTCATTACAATATTAATATCTATTTGCTGGCGTTCGTTTTCATTTTCAACCAAACCCTGAATTTTATCATAGGAAGGAGCAATAACAACCGGCTTTGGATGTGCCGCTTCCATTATATTATGTTCGTATTCAATAGACGATGAGGGCTTTAGTCCATATAAGGCTTCAATTGTAGAAATATCGTCTGAACCTAATCTTGGATTTTTGCCGCTTTTTAGATCTTTTATTTTTTTGTTATCTTCGGATTTTTTTACAAATCCAGCCTCTTCCATTATTTTGGCATAATTTTCAAAAATTTCGCTATATGACATTTTATTCCTCAATATTATGCAACATTATTATCTTTTTTAGCAGCATCATAGGCAAAAGAATCTACTATTTCTTTAATTGATTCAAACGGCTGTGGAATAATGGTTATATTCGATAATCCGGTTTTTGTATTTCTACTTCTTACCATTGAAACAATTTTATTATAATTATCGGTAGAGGTTATATTTGAGTCTTTTAATTTTGGATAAATGTCTTTTGCCCATTGAATTAAAGATTGAGGAAACTGATCCACCGGCAAATTCATCATCCAGACATCAGAAACCGTATTAGGATGATAATCGGTATATTTAGATGGTATGTTTTTGTTTACATATAATTTAATAGAAGGATCATTCATTGAGACCTGAAGATTTTCGTCCTCTATTGATTTGCTTGCAGGAGTTATGCCTATCTTTTCTTCGGTCATTTCAGCAGCTCCTCCCACCACTATAAATCCAAGACTAATCAGTATCGTTTTAACAATCCATGGAACTACTTTTTTAAGAAACGCAACTATTGGGCCTTTTAACGATGACCATATTCCGGCATTTTTTTGAAAATTTTGAGCCGCATACTTTAAAATCATAGCGTTTTGATAATGATAATCCTGCTCGCTTGCTGATAATTTTGGTAGAGATAATATCTTACTCATATCAACTGTTGCCGTATCGCTGATTGATTCGGTATGTTGATCAATGGCCGAATTAACAATTTCGTCTACATGCGAGGGATCTACTGATGTTTTCTTATCAATAACATCCTTGGTGAGAAGTCCTTTAATCGCAGATCCTATGGTGGCAAAGAAATTTTTCCAATCAAATCCTAATTGCTCCATAACAATATATATGACATCAACCCACCACGGTAATCCTAACATAAACAATACGCCAGGAGTAATTAGAGCGGCTACACTGGCTACAGGATTATTTGGGTCATATTGCGATTTAACATAATCCTGAATATGCTGCTTTAGATCTGGCAGTAGATCGGCATTTTTATTTATTGATGGAAAAAACATTCCATTAATAATAGCCGTTTCTCTAAAATAATCTATCTTTCTCATTTTCCAAGTCCATTTCTAATTGAGGCCGCTAAATTATACATGTCGTCTGTGATAGATCGAAGGTGCTGATTTCCAAGATTTATTTGCTGATCAAGATTTTGTATTAATCTTGGAACCTGAGTTTGTTTTAGTGTTTCAAGAGCACTAATACAGTCAACCACAATTCCTTTCATAATACCCAAATTATTATATGTTAATCTTACATCCTCTCCATGATCGCTTACTAATTTGGTTTGTCTGGCAGAATCACCTGATCTATAACTTTGTATTCCATTTAAAAGCACAGGATATTTTGATACATTTGCTTTCCATGCGCTTATTTTACTATCTATATCTCTTTCCATAGCCTCTATAGATTCAAGCGATCCGAAGCCTCCTTTTTGTAGCTTATTGTATTCTGAAAGAAAATCATATGTTGCATTCATAAAATATGATATTCTATTTAAATTTATCCCATTTTCTATAAACGGTAATGCTGATAATAAAGATGTTATAGATTTATCTTCTAAATCTTCTTCCTGGCTTACATTACTACCTACCTGTTTGTCTTTATTTGTTAAAACGGTATCTTTAGATGGAGCAATTGTTTTTTGGTCAGAAGGCTTGCTATCAGAAATTTTGCTTAATGTGCAGCCGGCATCTTTGGCCAATGAAGATACACTGTTGATATAAAATTCATTATTCTTCTTTAAGGCTCTATTATAAAGATAATTATAAAAAACACAAATGGTAGATGGTGTTATATTGTAATGATTTCTTAAATATTTAGCGTTATCTGTTTTAAAATATCTTGCCTTTAATTCAAAATCTCCGGTTTCGTCTAACATACTCTCTGTAAGATTTTTTAATTTCTCAAGGTCAAGTTCTTGCGGCAATTTATCTAATACCAAATCATCGCTGGTTGAGGTATCATCTAATTCCATAGAAATTTTAAGCTTCAGTTTTTCATTAGCCTCTTCGGTAAGCTTAATTAACATTGCTCGCATAATTCCGTCATCATTTTTGTCAGCAATTTCTTTCAGATGATTAAGCAAATGAATTAGACCATCCTTATAAACAAATCTAAACATACCTTGCATTTTTTCAAAGGGAGATTCGAACTGAATATACTTTGAGGCATCTGGATTTTTAGGAGCGTCTACAACCACCAATAATCCGTCCTGATACATCTTATGACGATTTAAATAAGCTATAAAATTACCTAATGTTAATAAATCTCTTGGATATATTTCGGCCTCATCACTTCCTGGGGCGGTTGGCATTAATGAAAGAGAGTTTCTTAAATTATCAATCATTTTTACTGCAAGATCCGATACCGAGGCTGCATCTTGGGCGTATTTATATATGGCTTTGTTAATTAATCCAGAATCAACAAGCAACTTATATAATACCTTATCATCTTTTAAAAAACTCATAATTACCTCAAAAGCCCGGACTCATATCTTTTTTTGATTTAACTATTTGATTATATATATTATCGAGCTGCATCTTAATTGTTTTTACATCTCCGCTTAATTGAATATTTTGTAATAACTTTTTAAAATTATCTAAATTATATAAATCATTTAAAGATACCGCAGCTGCTTTTCCATTTTCTATGTTTTTTACTTCAACATTTTCTAATTGAGCTGACTTATGCTTATTAAAATAACTATTCTCAACATCTGATAGTTTTATGGGTTGTTTGTTAATTGATACAAAGGGTTTATTTTGAGCAATAATATCTTTATATTTATCGTTATTTAAAGTATTTTTTTCAAAATCTAAATATAGATTTTTAATTTTTTTAATTTGTTCAACTATATTTGGGGCTCTTGAATTTTTTTCATCTAACGAAATATCAGTATCCTTATTTGGTATTAATGATTCAAGAACAGATGGGGTAAAATCTCTGGACAATACATCAAGTTCTTTTGATGAAGACATATCTGCCTTTAAAAGATATAAGGCCTTACCAAAACCTAATATTTGTTTTAACGCATTATTTGTTCTGGGACCCCAATTTCCATCTGGCTTTTTTTCATCTGAATATTGTCCTATTCTCTTTATTGTCGCTATGATTGCTCTAATACTTTTATCTGGAGTTGCGGCCTCCATACGAACAGGAACCTTCTCTTTAACATTTTGAAACTGCTTTCCTTCTGGCATGCTTTGGCTAATATATCTATTTACTAAAAAATTGCCGAAAGAATTATGACCGTCAAGATTATGTCCCTGTTTATCATCTTGTTGTGTTGGACCTGGTGTTAATGAGGCAAAATCATGCTCTGAAACCACATTGCCAAAATCAATAATGGCTTGCTGCATTTCTTTTATTTCATTACTGCTTTCAGATATATTGGCAGAATATTGTGCCGGCTGCTTAACATTAGATTTTGGCAATTCATCTAATTCAATATATGGTGTTTCTGCGGGCGGCTTATCAATATCTATTTTGCTTTTAGCGGGCGCGACTGTTCCGGGAGATTTAGCAATATCACCTGTTTCAGTCGGAATATCTATTTCTACCTTTGCCATTTTGTTTCACTTTGTATATTCGTTTAATTTATTATCAAAGTCATCCAATGTTTCCTGCAAATCAGCATATGTTTTTATTGATCTAAATTTATCAAAAGAACTTTCTGAAGTTATGGCAGATATATCGTTTTTATCTATATAATTTTCTGATGCAATAGATTTTATTAACTCACTGATACCATAGTTCAAATTATCTATTAAAGAAACTAAATTTTTATTTTTTACAATTTTTTCACTTTCTTTTTTGCCCTGAAATAAGGATAGTTTATTAGAAAGAAAATCAATCATTATTGACTTATCTCTTGCACTATTGCTCATTATATCTTGTGCTTTCTTTAAATATGAATCAATGCGATCAAAATATCCTTTTATAGAAACCCAGGTATCCTCATCTAATCCGCTAATAACTCCGGGCTTTAATCTTGGTTGTACTCTGTTTTTTATTGATAATCTTAATTCTACTATATGCTCAATAGACGGCTCTTCTAATGCTTTAGTGAAAGTATTTTTTCCGAAGGGAGTTAATCCACGAAGCATCTCTGAAACATTAAGCCTTGTAGAAACATCATCTCCCGAAATGGCTCCAGTTTCTCCTGGATATCCTAAATTGATGCTTAATTTCTTATTAACAATTTCTCGCATATTATCATATTCTTTTTTTGCGAGCAGAATCTTTTCTTTTACAATATCGTTATCAGATGCAGCTGCCGTTATATATAGAGCTGCAGAAGAAAGCTTTCCAGTTGGTTGCTTTTTTACAACGGCAATATCTTTTTCTTGTTGATCTAATAAATCTTCAACATCGCCATTATCATCTTTTGCTTTTAAAACAGTATGACTTCCTTCAGGGTGAGAGAACTCTAAAAGATCTTTACCTTCTTCTTCAAATACCTTATACATATGTGTTTTGGCTTGTTTAAGAAGTAATAGTTTTGATTCAAGATGATCTGCGTATGCAACAAATCCTTCTTGTCTTAATCCGTTTGCTAATTTAATAACATTCTCTTCAAAGTTTTTTGATAGACTTAGATCTAATTTTTTAGCATCTTTTTTATTTTTTATTTTATTTAGCGAATCACTATATACCAGTCCCTTTGATTCTGCTATTTTGTTCATATTGTCTAATATTTCCGAATATTCTTTATTTTTTGAATTCATAAAAACCTCTAAAGGATATACCACCACTAATATGCGGAAATATTATCTAAGATATATTTTGATTAAACAATAAAAAGCTCACAACCACATAAATTGAAGGGAACTTAATAGAGGGGCAGGAGGGGCAGTAACTATGGCAACAGACGGATAATTTGGTGCCGGCTGAGTAGTAGTAAACATACCATATTGATTGACGAATAAATTAGCATTTAACGGATATTCTGCAGAGGTATCAAATCTATCAGTTTCTCCAATAAACCTATGGACCCATACGGTAATTCTTTGAGAGCCTGCTGTAGAATCATCTCCTGGAACATTTGGCACCTGATAAGAATATCTTACATATGTTTTAATTCCATTTGCAGTGCCATTTCCAATCAAATCGGCATTTAAAACGGTTCCTGCTGGAATAACTATAACTCCATTTCTTGGAATTAACTGAACTGGAACGGGGTCAGAAACAAAGCTAGAAGCAACAATATTTGGATTTAATAATTCATATTTAATATCATATGGGGTAACCAATTGACCGCCTGGACCTGGAATACCAGTAATAGGAATTGCGACCTCTTCATCCCAAGAATTGGCGTGGAAGGATCTTGTTCTAATATCATCTATAATTCCAATTGGTGCTCGACCATCTGATACAGTTGCAACTACCTGATTTCCAACAACAGATAATTGCGCAACTTGTCCGGGCTCGAATTCTGCAGCGGGATCACATGGCCAAGAAAATGGTCTTGCATATGCGTGATAAATAATTCTTAACATTTAATCTCCAAAAAATAAATCCTCTGAATTAATATATCAGGGGATTTATATAATTATTTTTTTAAATTTAAAAAAATCTACTCTTCCTCAAAATCTTCCTTCTTTATTTTTTCTTCGTCTTCTTTTTGAATTTGTTTTACAAGCTTTTCAAATTCCAAACCTAACTCTTCGTCATTTGCGAGATGATCATCTGCATTAAATACCCAGCCTCTATGCTTAAGATTTTCTAACATTTTTGAGGGGGTTAGATTTTTTGTTGCAGGATCGGATTTTTTGCTTGTTTTTTTGGCAACTATTTCTAAAAAGCGAGTAGCTAATTCAGCCTCTTTAATCATATCAGATTGCTCAAATAAATCGGCAGCCAAAGACAAATGCTCTATAGCAGAATAAAGCTTATCATCTTTGGCTGTTTCTTTATTAACAACAGATGAGATTAAATTCTCTCTCATTGCCTTTACAATGTCTTCCTCAAATGATTTTTTTATAAACATTTTCAGGATTTTTTTGAAGATTTTTTGCTAGATTTCTTATCTGAGGACTTCTTGCTAGATTTTTTGTCTGAAGATTTTTTATTTTTCTTCATTTTTTTCTTGGCCGCCTCTGCAATGATCTCATTAGCCAATAGAATTGCTTTTGCAGACAACTCATCAAAACCGGCATTATCAAGTTCTTCGGAAACAGTGATTAATCTATCAGAGGCAACTATTACTATAGCATCTTCTGCAGACATTTCTGCTTTTCCTGTAAACGGATGATATTTATCATTGCTTGGTGGTTTTGCGAAATAAAGAGCAGCTGGTTTTGAATGACAGGTGCTTACGCGTGTTCCGGCAGTATCCTTACAATCGCCTTGGCATACGCATGGTCCGGGCTTATCTTTTGGAATTTCGCCCTTACAGTTTGAGCACTTGTCTTCGGCTACCTTTGAAAATTCAGATTCAACTTCAGTTTCTTTATTTTCATCTGCAACTCTTTTGAAAGCAAGTTTTTTCATTATTTCTGATGATGAAAAAGTCGCCTTGTATTCATCACTATTCAACACTTGCTCCATTGATGAAGCTAAATCAAATTTTTTCATTTTTTCCTCTTATGATCAGAACTTACGGTTTGAGAAGGCTGCCTCAAGAGCTGATTTTAGATCCTGAGCCTCTCCTTCTTTGCTAAACATTTCGCCGCTTCCAATTAAACCAACATTTGGTAGTGCTGCTTTTTTGGCCATAACCGGTTTGTGTTTAGCAACTACGCGCTTCATGCTTTCAAAAGCCTCGTCGTTCCATTTCATTATTTCATCAACCTGATTGCTTATTGCCGAGCGATCATTGGCAAGTAGGTCGCGCGATACCATGTCATATGCAAATTCATATGCGCGAGCAATCTTGGTACGATATTTGCCCATTTCTTCTTCTAGTTGGGCTTTTACATACTCTTTGGTTAACTCGGTTGCAAATTCCGAAGACTCTTTGCCACCCTGACCATAGAATTGCTTCCAGTATTTGATAGCATCTGCATCAACTCCGTGGGCAACTAAATCATCCACGTCTTCTGCAGCGAGTTTACCCTCGGCTACAAGTTCCTGAATACGAGCTGCTTCTTTTCTGACCTTCGGGGGCATATCGGCAACTTCTTGCATTGCCTTCTGAACCTCTTTAAGATCCTCTACCTTGGCTAAATCATCTGATGGTTTGACATCTAAATGAGTTGTTTCTCCACCTTTTGGATGTGCATCATCTAAAATCTTACTAAACTCAATTGAGTGAGCGGCAAGTTTAGCGCGCGCTTCTGCACGAGCTTCTTTAGTTGATAGTTTTGTTTCATCAGAAGCAACGACTTTTGATTTTTCCAACATTTTCTCCATATCCATTTGTGGTAATTCAACTTCCAATTTGACATCATTGACATCAGACATATGCATATGATCTGCTGCCGGCATGCAATCATCAGAGCTCTTTGCAGACGACTTCTTGCTCATCTTTTTGCCAGATGATTTCTTTGATGACTTCTTGCTTGACTTTTTGCTTGATTTCTTTGATGATTTCTTGCTTGATTTCTTGTCTTTTGCATCATTGACATCTGCCATAAGTTCAGCATCGACATTTGCTTCTTTTTGGAGATTAAAGAGAGTCTCTGTGCCATTTGCATACTTAACAAATGCGCTCTTAAGCTCGGCAACATTGACCAATGCAGCCTTTGCATCTGTTATCGCATCTTCAACAATGCTCTCGAAGTACTCACGATTTGACTCGTTAACAGTACCATCTTCCATTGTTTGAGCAATTAATCTTAACTCATCCTCGTGCTCTTTGAGATCTGAAGCTGCTTTTGAGAACTCGGCAAGTAATGCTTCGTTTAGTTCTCTGCGCATATTATGGAGAGATGCATATTCGGCTGAAGCTGTCTTAAGTTCATCCATATCTCCCATTTCTGCTTGCTCTCCAGTAAGAGCTTTAACGGCCTCTTTAAGATCTGAAACATCATTTGTTAACTTTTCAGTTAATTCATTAACAGTATCTTTCAAATCTCCCTTTCCACCGCTTTCTTCGGCTGGCATATCTGCTGGGGCTGGAGCTGCCTCAAGACCCTCACCTGCTGAGGGTGGAACTGGAGCTGCGCCGCCCATATCGGCAGGAGCTGCTGGCTGTGCGCCCATTTCGGTTACGGCTTGTGCTTTCTTATAAAGACTTGCCGCCTTCTCTAGGCCAATTTCATTGATTTTACGAAGCATATTTGAACCAAATTCTTTGGTTGCAACGCTATCATAAAGTAATTCTGAATTTCCGCCTGTTAGTTCATCAACTGAAGCAGTGAGAACCAATTTGTTATCGGCGAAAATTTGCCATGAGCTGGCTCCAAGATTATCTGAACCATCTGTATTAGCGGCCTTAACAAATTTTCCTTTTAGACTTGCGCGTAAAAGTTTCTTTTTGCGGGCAAGCTCATCTTTTTCCTCTACGCTTTCAGGCGAGGGGTGAAGGCCATCAACATCTCCTACCTCTGGAAATGGTTTCTGACCAACCATTTGCTTATCCTCTTTTGCACGAACCTGCTCGGCAAGAGGATCCTTATCATATTTAACTTTGTGCGGTGCAGGTTCATTAACGCCGCCGCCGCCTTGATGATATGCCTGTTTTTTATTCATTTGTGTCTCCTTAGCTTTTAATAATGCAGCGGCACGACGAAGTGAGCGTTCTTCCGCTTCTGCTCGGGCAAGCATCTTTTTGCGGGCAAGCTCATCTTTTTCCTCTACGCTTTCAGGCGAGGGGTGAAGGCCATCAACATCTCCTACCTCTGGAAATGGTTTCTGACCGACCATTTGCTTATCCTCTTTTGCACGAACCTGCTCGGCAAGAGGATCCTTATCATATGGTAATGCGGCTGGGTCATTGAGTTCGCCACCGCCCTGATGATACGCTGCTTTGTTAATGTTTGATTTGTTTGTGCCCGACATAATTTCCTCTTGTATTTTATGTGAAAGTTTAGCTAAATGAGACTCCATATTAGACAATTTAGACTCTACTTTTTTACGCAAATCGGAGAGTTCTAATATTAATGCCTCATTATGTGCTAATTTGGATGGAAAATTTAAACTAAAATCAGTATTTGGTAATGTCGTATCTGGCATTTCCTTTGTTCCAGATGACATTCCGTACGGAGCAGAGACTTCTTCTTGCTCTGTAAGTTCGTCTTTTAATTTAGAAATCTCTTGTCCAATAGATAGTAATTCTTTGGCAAGATTTTCGATTTTTTCTCCCATATTTTTATTAGAGAGTTCCTGCTCTTTGCTATCTATATATTTATTTAAATTATCAGCCGCTGCAAGTATGGTTCTAATTTTTGCCTTGGGATCTGCGCCGGTAACAACAATAGATAACTCTATTGGGTTAAGATCAACATTTATTTCTCCGTAGCAGGTTCTATTCTTCATATGGTGGCAAAACTCAGATTCGTTTCTTGCAACCTTACCGCAATCACTGCAAATTGCCCTACCTACTGCAGTACCCATACTAACAGATGCAGATGTGCCGGTTGAAATTTTACGAGCAAGTTCAGGATACGAAACCTTATCTAATGCACAAAGACCAACAACTCTATGCATTACTCTATCGTAGTAGGTGTCGAGAATTATTCCTCTAACAGCATCTACTGAATTTGATTTATGATCTACACATAACGGTTTTCCTACCCAGTTTTTATGTGCGCGTATCAATTCTTCTGAAGGGAAAATATCTCCATTGGCATTTCTATATGGAAGAATATTAGGATCATTAGAGACCCACTTCCATGTTCCACCCGATTTGTCCCATGAAACTTTAACAGGTTCGCCGTTTCTTTTTATTTTCGGCTTTCCAGACTCATCTACTGCCGACGCTTCTGCTGCATGTAGCATAACTGCAGAAAAATAAAGAAAATCATTCGCTTTTGGAGCAACTACCTTTAACTCTCCTGCAAATTTTCTAAAATGCTCATTAATTTGTTCATCGTTCATTGTTGCAAGAACAGAATCTACGCTCTGAATGCTTGAAGAATCAACTGTTATAGCTTCACCAAATTTTTTAAACATTATATCCTCTAAATATTAAGCGTCAGACTTTTTTTCTTTTTCGGCCATTTCTTCTTTTTTTACTTCTTCTATTGTCTTCTGCATTACCTTCTTTGTGCTATCATCATCAATATCATCTGATGTAGTGATAATTGAAGTAATTGGTAATGCATCTCCGCGTTTTATAAACATGTTTTTCTCCACATATATACTAAATAATTAGCTATCATCTCTGTCTTCTACTAATTTTTTAACCAACGGAATTTTTTTATCTATTTTTTCCTGCAACTGATCGCTTAAGGTATCTACCCATGTGCTAGCAAGAATATTATCTTTGATGTGTGTTTTTATTCTATCATTTATTATTTGTTCTAATTCAGCAACTTCTTTCTTTACATTTTCTATTGATTTTACTAATGTTTTAACGAAATCAACTGAATCTAAATTTGAAAAAAGTGAAGCAAATCTATTTACTTGTTTTTCAACATCATTAATTCCCATCACAAAAGAATTTACTATTTTAATGGTTTGTGTATCAAATGAAAACGGTTGCATTATTGAATAGAAATAAAATGAATGCTTTTTAACATCATTGAAGCTATCTATCACCTGGTCTCTATAATCTCTTAACGAAGCGCGCTGTCTAAAAACCTCTTCTGGAGAAACATCAGGTTTATTCTTAAATGGTGCATAGGCCAATTCAAGCTTGTCCTTCGCAATATTTAAAGCTCTTTCGAGACGATCAAGATGAATTAACGCTTTTTTTGCGTTTCTTTTTTCTTCGTCTGTCACTTCATAGGACATTTGTATTAAATATGATTTTTTTTCCATTTGTTCCATATAAAGATATTATGATATTACTTCTTTTTATTATTATGCAAAATCTTATGGCATAATACCCGAACCAATCATCGAAGGTCCGGCTCCAGAAATGCCCTGCGTGTTAGAATCGTATTGACCTACCATAGGAATAGTATTTTCGTTTATCGATACCTGATTTTTTTCCTTTAACTTATAATCGTTTCTTCCTTCGAACTGCTCATCATAATGTCTATCCGCATCTCCATAAGGATACATTCTTACTCGATAATCAGTATATGGAGACCATGACTGTGGATTTAAGCTATCAAGATTAAAATCTCTATATTGGTCCTCTGAATCTCTTTCACCAGACACTATATCCGATGCATTGTTTGCATCTTCTATTTGATGTAAGTGATCGTGGTTTTTCATACAAAATTTGGATATTATTTTCTCATAAAATTTTATTGTTGTCGGATCTATTCCTATGCCAAACCCTAACTTTTTTGCCTCTGCTATGGCCCTATTACAATCCCACCCCTGATATTTGCATCTATATACTGCGGCTACAAGTCCTGTGCGATCTTTACCCTGCATACAATGAATATAAGTAGGAACGCCGCTGCCAAACAAATAATCTAAATTATGCTCGAACAAATTTATAATTGACATCTTATCGCTAACATCTATTGGTATGATAATATGCTCGATTTCTAATATTTTACAAACTCTTTCTATATGTTTTCCAGCCAATATATCAAGACTAATTATTCTTTTTATGCCAAACTTTTTATTTAAATAAACAACATCCTCTACAGATGGATGTCCACCGCGATATAGCATTCTATCTATTCTTCTAAATCTCTGTAGCATTATAGGTGCCTCACAACACTATTTAATACTTCTCTTATATATTTAGAATCATGCTCTATTAATATATTTTTTAGTAAAGTAATCGCCTGACCCATTGATGCAGAGGCCGGTATGTGTTTTGAGCTAATTTCATATTCATTTAAATAATATATTTTATTCTTAAGATTTTGTATAGATTTTTGTCTATTTAATGGTGATATTCTTGTGAGTAGAAACTTAATTAAATCTGCCAAATATCTTCCAGCATATTCAGGATCGCCTAATTGAACTGCCGAAGCCATTTTATCAAATCCATCAAAATCTATTTCTTGAGTAGCTGCTTCTAAGGCCTTATCTTCTGGATTTAAATCTCCTTTTAATAGCAGTTCATCGAAAACACTTTTATACTTTTTTTGAAATTTTAAAATAGTATCTTCATCTGCAGCTTTATTTAAAATTCTCATTATTGAAGAATATGTTAAATCACTAATACTTTCTTTTTCTGCTTTTTTGTGCTTAAAAAATTCTACCTGCCTTAATCTTACCTTTGCTTCTTCTTTAGTTTGATATGTTCCTAAATTTTTACCCTTTTTAGATACAACTCTCCATTTTCCATTAGGCAATCTTATTATTCTCGAAATTTTAACTAATTCCGAAATAAAACCATATATCTCTAATTGTCCAAGAACATTATCATTCATATTTTTTTATACGATTTGTTGTTTTAGTGCTTATTATTATATCTTTAACTCTTCCTGTAGTATCTATTTCGGTAATTGCCTTGACATTAAATCCATTAACAATAACTATATTTCCTCTTTTTAATTGTTTAGTCTCATCGTCAGCATAGTAACAATCTATAAAAAGACAATCGCCATAACCAGATATTATTTTTCCACAGATAACGCTATAAATATTTTGACTAAAATCAGAAAGATTTGCTTGTTCATATACATCGCCAAAATATATTTCTATTAATTTATCTTTGCAAAGTTCGGCAATTATTTCAGAAAAGCTTGCCTGCTTATCAGATTTTTTAAATTTCTCTATTGTCTTTAAAACATCTTCTTTTTTCATTTTTCATCTCTTAAAAATTTGATATGAAATTGCCTATAATACTTATCCAAAATTTCATCTTCTATTTTGGCATATTTAGATATTTGATTTTCCATTATATATGAATTAACTTTCACTCCACCTATTTTTTTAGTAGCTTCAATAAACGCTTCTGAAATTGCATCACTTAATTGTGAGAGCGCTCCTTTTACATCGCCGTTTTTAGATGCATTAACCTGAATTTCTACATTATCTCCATCAAAATGAATATCTGCATTCTCTTTTAATTCCTCTCTAATTGCCATAGATAATATTCTTGCAAACTCAACAGAATTTTCCTTATTATTTGAATTAACTAAAATCACATAACTATTCTTTATCATATCTTTATTCTTTAATAATGCAATTGACATTATGAATTCTTCTATTTTTCTTATTAAAGATGATAGAAATCCATCATCTTCTTTAGCTTCGGGTGCCTTTTCAATTGTATTTTCTGCAGGCAAACCAACTATACTATCAAAAAGTCTATTGAAATCTTTTGATTTCAAATATTGATTATATAAAGAATTCATTCCTTTCGCATAATCATCTCTATGTGTCTCATCGTAATATCTTGCTTTTGGATTTTCTACAAGAGCATATGCGTATTCTTTGGGCGTTTTAGTGGTAGCAGAAAAGGCTTGAGGATATCCTTTTTTTATTAATTTTAAAAAATCTTCAATTCCTTCTTGCAATGAATTATAGGATCTAAAATGCTGTATAATTTTTTTACCGTGATAACTGTCAGGATGAACATAATAATCAAAATTATCATATGGGGTTTTAATAATATTTCCTATATTATAATTTAGCATGGATTTAGTTGCAAAGCCCCCCGTCTCTAAAGCATTTTGAGACATAACCATAGCTATTTGTTGTTTGGACGGATCTCTACCTTCAAGCTTTCTCCAGGCTTTTATAAATCCGCTAACAAGATCATCAAGATTTGCCGGCGTTTTCCTTTGTGGAACTTCAGATCCTGACATTATTCTATCCTAAAATTTTTGTTTATTGTCTTTACAGTTAAGGTTTTGTTTCTTGCGGATATTCTACAGTCAATTTTAATCTTGGCTGTACCTGCAAGCTCTGGCATTACATCAGATATATTAAATCTAATATAAATATTAATTATTTTATCTTTTGGATTATTTATATCTCCAGCAGAAACGCTAGAAAGAACCCAACCATTAACAATTGCTTTTTTAATTTCTTCTGTTAATTTTTTTCCTATAACCTGCGATTCTACATCTTCTAAATCATAGTCATAATCTTCTAATCTACTGACAAAAATATTAACAAGGTGCGCCTCTGTATTTGGAGTCATTCTAATTCTATCGGCAGTAATTTCTTTTAAAAATGGTATAGAGGAGTAGTGTCTATCAATCTTGCCATCAGGAAGATCGTATGATAATCTCTTTTGTTCAACCAATTCTTTTGGCTTCACTCTGTTAGTAAGTTCAAATGGCTCCGTTTCATCTATTTCTTCCAAATCTGACGGATCTAATTCTATCATTTCCGGAGATTGGGCAGAAACAAACAGGTAATATTTTTTCGCTATCTTATGTAGAGCCGCACCATGACGATTGCTTTTTTTTGTTTCAATCGTAGTAAGCTCATCTATCTTTTTCTGCATTTCCTCTGGCGTCATTAGTCCTGAAGGATTTTGTTTTTTAAATTCTTGAGCCTTTATAGCGGCATCAAGACCCTCTCTTTGTTTTCTCGCCTCTTCTTCCATTTTATGCGATATATCCTCTTGAATTTTTCTTTGTTTTTCTAACTCAATTTCTTGATTTTCTTCTAGCTTGGTGGCGTCAGACTGATTAACAGGAGGTTGATTAGCAGGAGGTTGAGTTGCAGCCTGTTGTTGTTGTATTTGCTTTAATCTTTCTGTTTCCTGCTGCGTTTGTTTTAATCTTTCTGCTTCTGCTGCATTCATCTCTTCTTTTAGCTGAATATAATGAGATTTGATTGGCTCTATATTTTTATTATAGTAATTTAAAAATGTTCTATTATATCCGGCATATTTTTTGATTAAATTATTTGATTCAAGAACATATGTATGAATATCTCTTGTTCCTACCGCATTCCCTAATTTTTTAAAAATATCAAGTAAATTTTCAACAAATTCTTCTGTTTTTGTGGTTAAATTTTCTGTATCTGTTTTTAATGTTTTTAAAAACGGTGTAGAGAAGGATTTTTGAAGGGCAGACATAGCAATGCCCTTGCCGGTAAATAAATTATGCATTATGGCAGATGGAATGTCTTTTATATTAAACCACCAATCACCAATTCCTGCATATTTTTTAATTAATTCATTTGTTTCTGTTTCTAATTTTACAATTTTTTTAGGATCATATTCAAATAATTCTCTCTTATGATCATCATCAAATTTATTTAGTAGTATATTAAAATGTTTTTTATTAATTAGATTTTTTAATTTCTCAAGTTCTGCTGCAATATATTTTGCCTTATCGTGGACTATGGTAAGATTTTGTGCAGCCTGAAGATAATCATTTCTTCTTACCGATGATCTTGCATTTCTTGATGCCGTTTTAATATTTTCTGCATACTCTCTAATCCTGGCATCTGTATCGCGAATACTATCCATAACTTCACGAAATTCTGGATTCATTTTTTCTAAGATCCGCCCCTTAATAGAAGTGGCTTCGTGAATCTTGCTTAATAGTTTTCTGCGTTGGGCGATCTTATCCATATAATCTCCAATATATAGCCTTCAATTATATGTGTAAATAACGCTAACTATGGAGACGGCTTTTCAGCCTTTAATGACGGAGGAAGTTCTAATCCACCTAATCCACCACCGCCTCCGCCACCGCCACCTCCAGTTTCTCCTGGTAGCGGCATTCCGTCTGATGAATATGGTGAAATTCCAATATCAGGAGTATCAACAACCTCTGGTATTTCACTATCATCACTAATTGCTCTTAATTCATTTAAATTCATTTTTTCAAGAGACACTATTTCTTTCTTTCTTATAGATTCTGCAATGTCTTCTTTTCTAATTTTTCTTCGCTCCTCTTCCCACTCCAGACCTAACGAGCGATATAATGTTTGAGTTGAAACTCTCTTTGCCTCTCCGGAAGAAACATTCACCAAGATATTTATATAGTCGGCGGCATCAAACAAATTCATATGGTTCCAATCAATATCTGGAACAATCAATGTCTTTTTACCGTCTTTATAATCATAGAATTCATTCAGTTTAGATATCGGGGCAAAAATCTTCATTTTTAGCCAGGAAGACATCATATTTCTAAATGAAATATATCTTTGTTTTAATACCTCTAATGAAACTCCACCGTTAGCATATGTTATATCTCCGCCACCCTCAATAATAACCTGTGGAACCATCAGTCCAATATATATTTCTTTTAATAGCTGATTAATATCTCCGGAAGTATCATATATTGCGCCCCCAGATCCTACCTTTTCTACTGTGACGGCCTCATGAGTAAAGATCTTAAAATCCCTATCATTTTGTGCCTCTGCAAAGGTATCTCTCCATTGTTGAAGATCGGCTAATGTTGGTTTATATTCGGCGCTACCTACCTTGATGATGGTAAGAGGATTTATTAAATTTGATGCCTGTGCAAATTTTGATTCTCTAATTAAATCAAATAACATAAGCTGCCTGAACACGCTCACTGGAAGTCCAGTGCCTCTAACCTCATAAGGGGCTATTCTACGAGCCAAATGAGATACATAGAAATTATCAAGAGGAATATTTTCTCCCCTTCTAATATGATTTATTATATTTTCATTTAATTGTTTTCTCTGCTCTACATCTGATGGCTTTGTAGAAAAAACAATTCTTCTTAAATTCTCATCTGGTCTTAACATTATTAATGGCTCATTTGCGACCACTGTTTTTTTAAGAACTATATAATCTGGATTTTGAATTACTAATCTACTCCATTTAAGTGTTCTTTCATCAAGCTCGCCATATACAAAGGCTTCTCCTAATAACCAAAATTCTTGTGCAGCTTGAACACAAATATTCATTAAATCTATTTCTTCAATCATTTCATTAAAGAAATTTTCAATTTTTTTATTTGGACATTTAATATTTAATTTACTAATTGGATATGTACTGTGCAAATTAATAGCGTTTTGCACGATTGGATTTAAGGCATAGAAGGCCCTGCACCAGGCATTAATTGTTGCCCTATCTCTTGGTAGATTTAAGTTTGAAGCAAGATACAATGGAGAATATAATTCCGTTACTTGTCTTTCAGTTCCGCCGCTACCTCTCCATCCAGAGGAAGTATCTCCAGAAACTCCAACTCCAGTAGACGATAAAACCTGAGCATTCTTTTTAATTCCAGTAGATAATGGCATTATATTACTGGCACTTGTTTTATTATAATTAGGATCCGATGGCAGCGATCCATCTTTAAATAATCCGTTTTCTACTTCGCCATTTAACATTGCGCGGCGTTCTTCTGAAACTTGTTTATACATATTTGGAGAAATTTTTGGAACGCCATCTCGCGTGTCTAAATGTTGTTCTGACTTTGACTTTACCATTGGAGTGCCTTATATGTATATATCAAAAAATTAGAGATTATTTCATTTTTGGAATATAGCCAAGTAGTACCGGAGCTTCTATTTGTTTATTATGTTCTTTTTGTAATAATGGATTTGTATTCTTAAATCCATCGGTAAGATAGAACTTATAAGCTATATATGCATTTAATAAAGCCATAAATCCATCGTTCGCTCCAGATTTAACATAATGAGGGTTAACATCTCCATATCGAGAGATACTTGGTTTAATATCAAATGCACAACAATGATGCATTAACCAGGCCACTTGTTCATAATTTCCTAGCGGGAATCTGACATGACCTTTTTTTATTTGCTCAAACATCTCTGCTATCCAAAAATCTCTTTCAAAAT